CTTACCGAGGCCAGAGCTGCTGCTAGACTTAGAGAGATACTGGTATGGAGAAGGACCAACAGAAAGGATTGTCCTAAGAGATTGGTCTTTTATAAGGATGTATTCATCAAGAAAGACAAGCCTAATAACAATAAGGAACTGGTCCAGGATATGGTAAAGAAAATATCCAGGAAGATGAAGATGCCCAGGTAATTTATAAATCGTAAACGAACATTTACATTTTATAAATGCAGCCCAGAAAGCGCATCCCTCCAGCAAAAATAAAAAAGGCCGAGTGTTGCAGAAATGCAACACCTTGCCCCCCCCTGGCGCTGATCTATATGGGGGTAAATCTCACAATTTTTTTGCAATTATTTTACAAATCATTTATTATGTTCACATAACTTTCTCTAGGTTAAAACTATAGTGGGTTAGTTATTTTTAGTTATATAGGTGGAGTAGGCTTTCTCATCCTAGGCTAGTCAAAGCAGCTCCACTTAACAAAAGGAAACATAAAAGGAAAAGGAAAAATATGAGTGGACCGACACATAGCAATCGTAACTACAAGGTTATGAAAGGATACAGCTTACCAGAGGGTGATTACATTATTGAAGAGTGGGATGCATCTAACTGGGATAAGGAAACAAAAGAAAGAACATTAGTACCAGGTGCTAAAGACATAAAGATCTACAAAAAAGATCCTACCAAAGATTATAACAAAGGAGATCAAGTAGCTTTTTTTAGAGTGTTTGAGAACAAGAGTGATCCTCAGATACCTCTTCACCAGCAATCAGCAGCAAGTGAAGGAAAATCTAATGACATCCCATTCTAAGAAAAGAATAGTCAAACCTCCTTTGGATCGGTTCGGTGGTGTCCGAGTGGTCCAGAGGAGAGTGCAAAAATCCGAGATTATTGAACACAACAAAGAAAGTGTTGCTAAAGAACTTGTTGATATAGCTCAAGCTAATATATCAGATATTATGGAGTGGGATGATAAAGGTAATGTTACTATTAAAGATACGAAAAACATATCGGATGCAGCAGTCAAAGCTATAAAAAAAATTAAAGTTACTCCGACAAAACTAGGCCCTCAGCTAGAGGTAGAGCTGCATGACAAGGTAGCTGTACTTAGAGTGTTGGCTAAGGCTGCTGGATTATTAGAACAACAAGAGGATATGGATAGGCCATCAGTTGTTGGTATTGTAATGCAAGGACCAGAACCAAAACCAGTAATTGATATTGAGGAGGATGATGGCAAGAGTAAAGTTTGATGTAAACAAAACCCCACATGAAAGGATCCCTAAGAAAACAAGTATATCAAAAAGAAAAAAACCCAAGTTCTCCAGTATGAATAAGCATAAGAAAAGATCTTGGAAAAAAAGAAACCGAGGTGGAAGATGAGTTTAATTATTTTAAGTGATGGTATATATAGCTTAGTAGTAGTTACAAAAGAAATGTTACAAAATATTACATTATTAACAGCAGTAGATTGCTTTGAGCTTTGTGATATTTTAAGATTAAAATTGACAACCTATCATGATGCTCCCATAAATAGACATGTAATGAATGATGGTAGTGGTGATTTATATGGATGTATCTGCCAATGAAAAATTTAAGAATATTATCTTTAGGAGCTGGAGTTCAAAGTTCTACACTTGCATTGATGATTGAAAAGGGAGAGGTACCAATGGTAGATGCTTGTATATTTTCTGATACTGGAGCTGAACCTAAAAGAGTATATCAATGGCTTAGTTGGTTAGAAAAACAATTATCTTTTCCAGTATATAAAATAGTAAATAAAAATGGATCACTAACAGAAAATTTAATCAAAGCTAATAAAGGAGAATATGTTAGAGGTACAACAATACCTATGTACACCAGGGATAAAGTAACTGGTAAGAAAGGTATTTTAAGACGAGCATGTACAGCTACATATAAAATTGAACCTATTACTCAAAAGATAAGAGAATTGTTAGGGGTCCAATATAAACAAAAAGTACCTAAGGATTATAAAGTAACTCAATACTTTGGTATCTCAATGGATGAAATAAGTAGAATGAGAATATCAACATATCACTATATCAATTTTGAATATCCTTTGATTGATAAAAAAATGAGAAGAGAAGATTGTATTAAATGGATGTTAGATAATAAGTTTCCTAAACCTCCAAGATCAGCTTGTACTTATTGCCCTTACCATTCTAATGAGGAGTGGTTAAATATTAAAAAAGACAAAGAGGAATGGGATGCTGTTGTAAAACTTGATAAACAATTAAGAACTGGCTTGTATAATTGTCAGCCAGAAAAATATAATTATTATCTACATAGATCTGGTCAGCCTTTAGATGAAGTTGATTTTAGTAATGAAAAAAACTCAAAACAATTAGATATGGAATTTGGTTTTGAAAATGCGTGTGAGGGCATGTGTGGTGTCTGATGCAATAACAAATCTAAAGCTAGACTTTTCTACATCACAAACAGTTTGGAAATTTCTACAAGACAAATCATTTGTAAGAGGATTGATGGGCCCAGTTGGATCTGGCAAGTCATACGCATGTGCAGCTGAGATAATGTTGAAAGCTGTACAGCAAGTGGCCAGTCCTAAGGATGGGATCAAGTATTCTAGGTTTGTTGTAGTTCGTAATTCTTATCCAGAGCTTAGGACAACTACTATTAAAACTTGGCAAGAGTTATTTCCAGAGAACATCTGGGGGCCTTTCAGATGGAGCCCTCCATTGACACATCATATAAAATTACCATCAAGAGATGGAGCTCCAGGTATAGATTGTGAAGTTATCTTCTTAGCATTGGACCAACCAAAAGATGTTAGAAAACTTTTATCTATGGAACTAACTGGTGCCTGGGTAAACGAGGCAAGAGAATTACCTAAAGCTGTTATAGATGGATTAACACATAGAGTTGGAAGGTATCCTACATTATCAGATGGAGGGGCCAAACCCTGGAGAGGTATCATCATGGATACCAATCCTATGGATGACGATCATTGGTGGTACAGACTTGCAGAGAAAGAAAAAATGAAAGGTAAATATAGATGGAGTTTTTTTAAGCAGCCAGGTGCAGTTGTAGAATATACCAAAGAAGATCTACCAGAAAATCCAGAGGCTAATGGTTTTGTTATGTCAGCAAACAAATGGTGGATGACAAATCCAAATGCAGAAAATAAAAAAAATTTACCGACTGGTTACTATGAACAAACTTTGCTTGGAAAAAATTTAGATTGGATTAGATGTTATGCTCAAGGCTTATATACTTATGTACAAGAAGGTAAGCCAGTCATGTCAGAGTATGATGATACTTTGATGGCAGCAGACTTTTTAGAACCAGATATAAGTTTACCTATCCAGGTAGGTGTGGACTTTGGTTTGACACCAGCTGCAATCTTTGGCCAAAGAACTACAAAAGGTAGATGGAATATTCTACATGAGTTAGTTACCTTTGATATGGGATTAGAAAGATTTGGTGAAATGTTAAAATCAGAACTAGCAAGTAAGTTTCCTAAGTTTGAGGTACTGGTCCATGGAGATCCAGCTGGTATGAAGAGAGATGAGATTTATGAGGTTACAGCTTTTGATCATTTAAGATCTATAGGATTGACTGCTAGACCTACTGCATCAAATGATTTCAGAGTAAGACGAGAGGCTGGAGCTATGCCTATGAATAGATTGATAGAAGGTAAACCAGGTTTGCTTGTAGATAAGAGATGTCAAAGATTAAGGAAGGCATTATCTGGTGGCTATCATTTTAAACGAGTGCAAATATCTGGTGGTGAAAGATATAGAGATGCTCCAAACAAGAATGAACATTCGCATGTTGGTGATGCCTTTATGTATTTATTACTTGGTGGTGGTGAGCATAAAAGATTAACAAGAGGAACTAATAATAAATTTAAGCAATCTGTTGCAAGTACAGAGTTTGATATATTCGCATGAGTGTAGCTGATGGATTTGGTATGTTGTTTGTAGGAATGATTGCTATCTTTATTGCTGCCATCATAGGATATTATATAATTAATAACATAAAGGAGGAAGATGAAGATACTGATAGCATGTGAGTATTCTGGTATTGTAAGAGATGCTTTTGCAAAGCGAGGACATAACGCATGGAGTTGCGATATACTACCAAGTGAAACTCCAGGACAACATGTACAAGGAGATGTTACAGATCTATTGTTAGATGATTGGGATATGATTATAGCTCATCCACCATGTACTTATTTATCAAATGCTGGTGCATGTAGATTATATCCAAAGAAAGGTCAGATGGACCAAGATAGATACCAAAAAGGATTAGAAGGTAAAAAGTTTTTTATGCAGTTCTACAATCATCCTTGCGATAAAGTTGCTATAGAAAATCCAATATCATTAAGAGTATTTAATATGCCAGAGTTTTCTCAAGAGATACAACCATACGAGTATGGACATCCATTTAGTAAAAAAACAAGATTGTGGTTAAAAGGTTTACCAAATCTAAAACCTACTAATGTAGTTGAAAAAAAACATACATTTATACAAAGTGGAACAAGTAGATACAAACATACTAATAAAAATAAAAATAGACCTTTACCAAGAAACGCAAAAGAAAGAAGTAAATTTTGGACTGGGATTGCAGAGGCTATGGCAGAACAATGGGGATAGAAAAAAATATAAAACAAAAGTGGTTAGTAAGAGTTTGGAAAAGAGGAGAGATGGAATTAAAAAAAGAATTTACTATTTTTATATCAGAGAAAAGGATGGAGCAATTTGTTATACCAAAAAAGTATAGAGCCACT